AATTTCGTTTTTACTTTCAATTGATTTCAAAAGCTCTTTTTTATCCTTAACCTTTAGTGGGTTTACCTTTACATGAATACCCGAATAGCATAATTCAACATCTAATTGAGGGGCTATCGTAGATTGTGAGTAAAGCTTCTTGAGGTCCGTGACGGAAATATTGGACATAATAAATCTCCTTTATCATATTATAACGTAAATTGTGGTTTTGTTCAAAAAAATTAGGTTAGCTTTTGGCTAACCTAATCTTTATAGGTATTAATTTGCTTAATATTAGAAAGTTAAGCCGAAACGGCCTGTGATATTACCAATAGATGCAGCTACTCCAAGAGTTGTACTAGCATTACCGGTTGCGACTGATATTCCAATAAAGAACGAGTCGGGATTTGCGGCACCAGTTCCACCAGCCATAGTCCAATAATCATAAGTGAAAGTACAATCGAATTGTTCTGGTTCATTACTCTCGGCATGTGCTACTTCAATTTGTGCAACTTCGGTTGGGAACATACCAACGAATTGGTATCTAACAACCATTGAAGATGCGCGATCAAGTTGCATAACACTAATATTATCAGCCTTATATTCAACGGGAGCACCGTTTCTTAAGATTGATGGGTCATATGCTCTTTGCATCCAACCTATTAGTTTATTGCGAATTGAATGTCCTTCATCACAAAGGAACTTTACTGACCAAGTACCATCAAATTGTGCCGTACTTGCGATACGCCACTTTTGGGTTTGGAAAGGAATTTCTACGGTTCCTATCTTGTATGCTGGTAAATTTGCCGATCTTGCGAAAGCTGTTACCTTTTCATTTGAATCAAGATATGGTATGCTAATAAGGAAAAGGTAAGGACGGGAGATATCTCTTATTATATTCCCGAATTGTCTTACGTTTTTAATTCCGTTTAATGCCATTGTTATTCTCCTTTAAGTTAGTATGCTATTTTTCTATTTTATTACTTTCTCTCAACAACTTCGGAGAAGCTAACTCCAGTAGAAACCGCAGTAAAGGTTAGTCTTATGAATTCTGCTACTCTTGTTGGCTTAACTAATATCTCGGCTACGAATTCGTTGTTATCAATAACCTCCGGTGTGTTATTGGTAGTGTCGCAAACAACTAGATAATCAGAAACACCTCTAAGCGACTTAATTCCACTTAAGAAGCCATTAGCCATGCTTGAGAATCTTGTTCTTGTGAAGTCATCGTTGAATTCAAAGATGAGATACTTAGCCATCTTCTCAATGGAACGTTCCATATGGAGGAAGAGACGGCGAACATTGATACGATCAAATGCGGTTGGTGCAGCTTGAAGAGTCTTTTGACCCCAAATTACAACACCTTGACCAAAGAAGCTTGGAATTGGGTTGATTCTATTGGAGTACATTACATCTCTTTGAGCTTGATTTGGATTGATAGCGACTTTCTTAACTCCGCTAACGATACCACGATTCAAGCCGGCAGGTGCCCACCATTGACGGTTATTAAAGTCAACCGTTGCAATAGTTCTTCCTACATATCCGGCAACAGGAACCCAACGGTCCTTCTCATTATATTGGTCGTATATCTTGAAATATTGACCGTAAATTGCTGAGTATGATGAATTTACATTGAGGGATCTAAGTGGATCGCCGCCTTGTACATAGAGCTTCATCTTATTGTATGCATCAGCATAAGGCTTCTCGTTATTGACATTGAACATCTTTGTATCAGGCATACTTAAGATTGAGAAACAATCCTTACGAACTTGTTGACTGATGAAATCAAGAGTTCTCTTAATATCGTCAACATAGTCTGGATCAAGAAGAAGATCAATTTCTAATGATTCTTTATTGGTGAATTTATCAAACCATTGTTCGGAAATTTCGCCAGTTAAGAGGCCAAGGTTAGTTGAAAGGGCATCGGCACCCATAAGGCTAAATTGTCCTGTTGATTGGTTAATTACTCCTGCCGCACCAGTTTCACTACCATCTACGAAGAAGTAGATATAGTTACTACTTCCATTGATGACCAATGGAGCAAAGTCGCGGCTACCTTGTGAATTAACATTATCTAACAAACTTGATACAGTGTATTGCTCAACTAATTGTCCGAGAGTATTCCAAACATAGACTGCGAATTCGTCTTGTTGTGTTATGCCCAATTGGACAGCGGGAGATACCGTAGTATCATATTGGATTTGAGGACCAACATCAAATGAGAGATAATCAGCTAATAATTGTGTATTTACTTCATAGTTCTTATTAACGTTGATTAATTCGTCTCTAAGTAAAGGCTTATCTGATAAGTAGTTGCCTTCGTCTGGAATTGCAGTTGTTGCGGGGGTTCCAGTATACCACTTTGTAGCTATTGTTGTAATATCAGTCAATGATACCGCAGATGCTAATTCTTCTTTAAAGTCCTTCAATAAAGCATAATCTAAAGCGGTAAGAACTGCTACTTTAATTCCGTTATAGTATGGACCTGCACCAACTGCATATGCATGATATAATTCGCTATCAAGTAAATCAACATTTCCATCAACCGCTTCATGGGCGGCAATGGCATCGTATGATAGAGGATAGTAGCTAACGGCCTTCGGAGTAGGAAGAACCGCTAAATTGGCACCTGAAAGGCCAACGGTAGCACCTGCACAAAGCTTAGTGCTATCTTCAGTTCTTACAACATAAAGTTGATTGCTTCCACCAAGAAAGGCGGCAGCGGTGAAAAAGTGCTTGTAGTTTATATCATCTGGATTACCAAACTTATTAACTAAATCTTTTTCGTCAGTTACAAGGGTCGTAACATTAACTGGACCCTTTTCTGCGGCTATAACTATAGCACCAACAGAACTAGTTACACTTGGTATTCTTAATGATACATCGCGTTCAATTATTTCTGCGCCTGGAGATTGAAGAGCCATTGTATATTCTCCTTTAAAGTAAGGTTTCTTTCAATTTTTATTTATATGCAGAAACTCTTATTTTGGAATATACAACTATTTATATAAAATCTCTTTTTTTAATTCTCTTCTTGCATTTCTCTCTCAAAATTCTTCATATCTTGCTCAGGATCTGAACTACCTTCATCATTAAAAAGTCTCTTAAAATCTTCTAATTCTCTCTCGGCTACCATTTCTTCTTCCCTATAAGATTGTTGTACAACTATCTTCTTGTAAAAATCGTCTTTATTATCATCCCACCATTTACTTCTTAATAAAAAAGACACCCAATATGCCGCTGAAACTTGATCGTCCATATTACCAGTGCCACGTTTCGCTGCGAATTTTCCTGGCTTATTTCCCTCTTCATATATACGTAATTCAATTAACAACGAATTGGAATAGGCTCTACATATGTTAGCTTCAATGTCTTCTTTAAAGTTAGAAGTAGCCATAGGTTTAGTTTGAGAATTTGCATTGACACCCAATGTTTGATTCTCGTAATCATAATAAACATTCTCATACCCCTTTTCCATATATATTTCATTTAATAGTATACCACCCAATCCAGTTCCATTATTTTCACATATTATAGCAGCATTATTATATCTTTTTACTATAGTTTCTGCTACGGAAGCAAAATCAAATACATTTATATCATTCCTCTTGAACATAGCAACTAATTCATAGTAACCATTTGTGTAGTAATCGGTTACATCATATATCTCAACAACCGAATTGTCACTACCAGCTCCAGAACTAACATCCAATCCAGCCACATATACACGACCTTGTTGGGGGTGTGCCCATATACTAAAATATTTAAAGGGTCTTTAACTTCTTTAGATAATCTTATAAGAGATTCGCCATTAATAAGTGTTTTAGAAGAACCCTCAAACTGACAAAGATATTCCTGACACCATCCCGTCATTCCAATTGATGCAATCATATCTTGTTTAAACTTTTCGTCTCTACCTGGAACTTCCCACCACTCTACTTTGAACGGAGCAAAAGGATAATTACCATCTTTTTTATTTGCACTTTGCCAAATATCATAATAAAGACCATTAGCACCATTAGGTGTGGATACTAGTATAACTTTACCTGTGTTTCCAATAATAGGGAAATTTGATTTCCAAAATTTATCGGCTATATTTTTAGGAACGAATGCAAATTCGTCACAGAAAAGAATCTTAGCGGAGAAACCACGAAGAGCATTTTCGGAGGTGGCTGCACCAAATATAGCAGAGCCATTCTCAAATTCTATCTTGGTATTGTTATATTCTGTTATTCCCGGCTTCATAAATGGCGGCAACCCCTCATATGCTTTACGAATATCATCAAGGATTTCTACTGCATTTTTCTGTTTATTAGCCAAAACTGCTATATTACAATGTTCGTTAAATATTGCGGACCATAGTAAAAATACACAAGATGTAGTCGTTTTTCCACTTTGTCTGCCGGAATTTACAATATCGTGACGACTATTTACATAATGATCTAATAGTCTAAATTGAAATTCTCTTAACTTTATTGTATGTTCTCCTAATTCATTTGAAACAATTTTATAGTAGTTATTAGCAAAATATTTAACATCTAATTGACACTTGGCAATTTCAAGAAGTTGATCTTGAGTAAGGTTTCTAGTTACTCCCGGCTTTATAACTTTTTCGTCATCATATTTAATTGGCATATTTAATCTTTCTTTATTTCTGCTACAACATCAATTGTTTTTGGACTATCAATGCTTTTAAGTTGCCTTAAAGCATCTTGTAGGGAACCAGAAAAAACCACATTAGTAGTATTTCCGGAAGGAGTCTTTTCCTTAAAAAGTAGCTTCTTTTCTTCTAATTCAAACTTCTTATCAGTGGTTTCTATGTTTTGAAAACTATTTGTGGCAGCAATAACCGCATTACTTAATGTAGCCATTACTTCAACATAACGAGGGGAAGAATCTATTTCCATCTCATTCTTAGTAGTTTGAAGTAGTCCAAACCCCTCTAAAGCTACTTGCTTATACATTTCTTTAACAAAATCTCTATCACCTAAATTTTTCAAATCATCTAATTTCTTTTGAAGTTGTCTTGCTTGTTCTTGTTTTAATTCAATATTATCAACATCATTATCTGTTGGGTCATTAGATGCATCGTCTAAATCGGATAAATCGTCTGCCGACTTATCTGTTATTCCTAATGATTTTTCTATCTTTTTTTCAGATAAAGACTTAACTCTTTCACTCATAATAAACCTCTTATATTTGCAAAGGCGGTGGCCCTTTAGTTGTCATCCAATCATCATATTCAACGGGTGCATCCGGATCTGGTAATACTGGGGTTTCGGCATTCATTTTGTTATAATACTTATACGATTCGTTTCTTGAGTCTGGGAATAAGAACTTATTCGGAGGATCGTGTGCATCCTCAAATTGTGGCATTTGAATGTCCATCTCACCATTTCCAGTGGTCGCAATAGGAGACAATGTGGCAGCATTCTTTTTCCAAGTATCAACATCAATAAAGTAGTTAGCTCCACTAATTTGAGCGGTTGCCGAAGTAGATTGGTCTAATTCCGCTATTCTTGAAAGGATAGTTGGGTCTATTCCGTACATAGGGGAGCCACTTACTCCTGCGGTTAATACTTCCCCATGTGTTCTCATACTACTAGATTTACTCATATCCGCAATATAAATGCGAGTTACAAGGATTTCCTTATCAAAGTAAATTGGCTTATATAAGTTGCATTCTATTGAGAATGAGAGATTCCATTGTAATAATCTTCTATCTGGTTCATTTAATTCATATACGAAATTAGGTGTTATACTATTGAGTTTAACCATACATTTACGTTCAATCTCAATGCCTCTTTCTCTTAAAGAAATATATAATTCTGGAGTAAAGAATGGTAATATATTCTCAAGTATTTGAACACCATCGTCCATATATTTAGTCCATATAACTACCTCAAATTCTAGTGAATATGGAGAGGTTTGGAAGTCATAATGTTTAACTCTTTGAGTGCCAGCAGAGGTATCTAAATATTCAACAAATAAAGCTCTCTTTTGCTTTTGTCCTCTCATTCTTTCAGGAACCCAAGAAATTCCCGACCATGCTATACTTATCTTAGGTAGCATATTGTCTATTTCGGCTCTTTGTGAGCCAGGTAAAGCTGTTAAAGTAGATATTACTTTCTCTTTTGGAGCAAGCATAACTGGAACATCTTTATAGCCAATTATTTGCCCATACTGAGGAGAATTT